GACATGGCAATCACTTATTAAATTAAAGAAAGATTGGTTTGACCAATTTAAAGTTGTACTTGGAGATGAAGCACATACATTCCAAGCAAAAAGCTTAACCAAGATTATGGAATCATTAACTGACTGTGAGTACAGACACGGATTTACAGGTACTCTTAAATCATCAGAAAGTAAAACTCATAGGTTAGTACTTGAAGGTTGTTTTGGTGAGGTCAAACGATTCGTAAACACAAAAGAGATTATGGATAAAGGAACGGTTGCCGATTTTAAAGTCAAAGCAATTGTGTTATCTCATAGTAATGATACAAGAAAGAAATTCAAAGACGCTCTCAAAAATTTGGATGGAACTAAAAAGTGGCCAGCTGAACGAGAGTTTATTGTCAATAACGAGAAACGAAATAACTTTATTAAGAATCTCGTACATAGTTTAGAAGGTCAGAATAATTTGATTCTATTTGACCTTGTAGAAAAACACGGTAAAGTTTTAGAACCTTTGCTTCGCAAAGAAGGAAGAGAGCTCCACTTTATATATGGTGGGACCAAAGGAACTGAACGTGAAGATATACGACACTTAGTTGAGAATGATTCTGAAAAGAGGCACGACATACTTGCTTCTTACGGAGTTTTCTCCACCGGTGTTAATTTGAAAAGATTAGATAATGTGATTTTTGCTACTGGTTCGAAGAGTGAAATCAAAGTACTTCAATCTATCGGTAGAACATTGAGAAAAGCTGACGACTCGACCGAGGCCGTTCTGTATGATATTACTGATGATTTATCTATTGGAAGCTTTGAGAACTATACTCTTAAGCACTTTAAGAAGAGGATTGAAATCTACGGAGCTGAAGAGTTCCCTTATAAGATTTACACTGTAGAGATATAGTTTATTAGATACCTTAAAGGTTGATAACCTTATTATACCACGCTTTTTAGTAGTTGTCAACCCTTTTTTTAAAAATAATGCAACTTTTTTCAAATATGAACATAAAGGTTGACAAAATGTATAAAACATGTTATAATTTAACCTTTAAAAATTCCAACATAAGGAAATACTAATGGCAAGAAAAAGAAATTATGTCAATAATCCAGATTTACTTGCTGCCTTGATAGATTACAAAGCTCTATGCAAGGAAGCTGAAGACGCTGGAGATAAAAACCCACAAGTACCAGAATACATTGGAAAGTGCATTCTACTTATTGCAACTAGACTTGCAACTAAACCAAATTTTTCTGGCTACTCATATAAAGAAGAAATGATATCAGATGGAATTGAGAATTGCTTAATGTATATTCACAACTTCGACCCAGAGAAAAGTAGCAATCCCTTTGCTTACTTTACTCAAATTATCTGGTTTGCATTCCTTCGAAGAATTCAAAAAGAAAAGAAGCAGACTTATATTAAGTTTAAAGCTTCTCAAAATATGTTAACTCAGAGCATACTTCAAGATAGTGATGCACAAACTATTCAAATGAATGAGCCACCTGAGTACATAAGCCGATTCATTGATGATTTCGAAAAGAAATTTAAAAAAGGAAACGAAGAAAAGAAATGAAAAAAATCTTAATATGCGGGCTTCCTGGTTCGGGTAAGAGCTATCTTGCAGAACCGTTGGCCGAGGCTTTGGGCGGTGTTTGGATTAACGCTGACCAAGTACGTGAATATTATGACGACTGGGATTTTACAGATGAAGGTCGTATGAGACAAGCAATGAGAATGAAATATCTCGCAGACGGTGTAGTTCGAGCTGGAAAATATGCTATTACCGATTTTGTTTGTCCGTTCGAAAAAGCTCGAGTAGATTTTGGAGCAGATTACTTAGTCTGGATGGATACAATTAAGGAAGGACGATTTGAAGATACTAATAAAATCTTTGAAGCGCCACAAGTTGTAGACCATATTGTACATACGTGGATGCCTGACACTCACGTTTCAATGGCAAATGTAATCAAAGCAAAATATGAGTGAAGTAACAAAATCAAGACATTTAGCTAAAGCAGTTACATGGAGAATCATTGCAAGTATAACTACAGCTGGCATTGCACTATACTTTGGTTTACCCCAAAAAGCAGTCGGCGCAGTTTTTCTTGCTGATATAGTAATAAAATTTGTATTATATTATGGGCATGAACGCTTATGGTATAACTACATAAAATTTGGAGTAAAAGAGTAATGTTTGAAATGGAAGATGCATTCGATTTTAAGAAACCAACAGTGCAAATGTTGGGTAGATGGCAACCGTGGCATGAAGGTCACACAAAATTATTCGAAAAAGCCTTGACAATTACAGGACAAGTTGTTATAATGGTACGTGAAGTATTTGGCATCGAAGGCGATGCTGGAGCTGGTCGTACTGTTGCACAGACAGACAATCCCTTTGGTGAGATTGCTGTTATTGATGGTATTAAAAAAGGTTTAGGCGAAGCAGGTTATGAAGAAGGTCGTGAATATATGATTATGGCCGTACCAAACATCGTAGACATTAGCTATGGTCGAGGTGTTGGTTATACATTTACAGAGCACGACCTAGGCGAAGATGTACATAACATCAGTGCTACAAAAATTAGAGCTAAAATGAGAGAAGAAGGTAAATTATGAAATTAGTATACTACCCCGACCCAATTCTTGGGAAAGGAATGGAAGATTTTGATTTTGATAAAGTCAAAGAAATATTTGCAGATGCTGCAGACTTGAAAGAACAAATGGTTGACTTGATGGTAAATAAGAAAGGTATTGGCCTATCTGCTCCACAAGTTGGTTTGAACATGCGTTGCTTCGTAATTGGAGAAACAAGAGAATCTGCTATCATGGTAATCAATCCAAAGATACTTTCCTTTAGTGAAGAAACAGAATTGGCGCCAGAAGGTTGTCTAAGCTTTCCAGACATGTTCTTAAATATTGCTAGACCAAAAACAGTTTCAGCTGAATGGCTAGATGAACATGGTGAGAAACAAAGCGGAACACTTGATGGATATGGTGCTCGATGCTTCTTGCATGAGTTTGACCACCTTAACGGGGTAGTATTTAAAGAAAAAGTATCTCGTCTCAAATGGGATAGAGCTACGACTAAGAAAAATAAAATCCAAAAACAAAGAAAGAAAATGCGAGAAGCCATGACATATCTTAATGCTATGGCACAAAAAGAAAAAGCTCAGGCAGAAGAAGTATTAGACCTGAACACTGGAGATTAAATGAAAATTGCGATTGTTACCGATTTACATTTCGGTGCTAGAGGAGATAGTCGTGTATTTCACGAAGTACAAAGAAAGTTTTTCCAAGAAGTATTTTTCCCTTATGTAGACGAACATAATATTACTACTGTATTTGACCTTGGTGACACTTTTGACCGAAGAAAGTATGTTAACTTTGTAAGTTTGGAACGTTGTCGTGAGTTCTTTTTTGATGAGCTTGACAAACGTAATATTGATTTTCATGCATTGATTGGTAACCACGACATATTCTATACAAATACGAATGACATTAATAGTATGAATTTGTTGTTACAAGACTACAAAAACTTCAATCTATACCAAGATAAAGCTGAACACTTAACTCTTGGCTCGACAACATTCTTAATGTTACCATGGATTAATAAACAGAACGCAGAATACAATTACAAAATGTTAGCTGAATCTAAAGCTGATGTTGTTATGGGTCACCTTGAAGTGAAAGGATTTGAAATGCTCAAAGGTGTTCCTTGTACTCATGGTACAGAAATGGAAGTATTCAAACATTTTGAAGATGTTTACTCTGGTCACTTCCACCATCCATCTCGTTATGGCAATGTAGAATATCTCGGAGCACCTTATGAAATGACTTGGTCAGATTATAATGGTAGTCGTGGATTCCATGTCTTTGATACTGAAACAAGAGAGATGACCAAACACGAAAATCCAAACAAAGTTTTTTACAAAATTGATTATGATGATTCCAACTGGACTGTCGATGATGTAGCTAATTTTGATGTTGACCAGTATAAAGATACATTTGTAAAAGTTATAGTGAAGAATCGTACCAATGCTTATCTCTACGACCTGTTTATGAGTCGAATGAGTGAATCCGGTGCGGTTGATGTGAAAGCGATAGACGATAACCTTAACCTTGAACATGTTGGTGTTGACGAGGTACTCGACGAAACTAAAGACACTGGGGAAATCCTTCACCAGTATATAGATAGTATAGAGACACAAGTTGACAAAGCTCGTATCAAAAAAGTTATCGACGACTTATATCATGAGGCCCTTAGTTTATAATGCGAATCCATTTTAAAAAAATTAAATACAAAAACATATTATCTACCGGAAATAATTTTACCACAATTAATTTTGACGACAAACCAACCACTCTTATTAGTGGCTCTAATGGTTCAGGTAAGTCGACATTGCTCGATGCTATTGTTTTCGGTTTATACGGAAAACCATTTCGTAAAGTTAATAAAGGTCAGCTGATTAACACAATCAATAACAA